ATTTATCAACGGATGGTTTCCAAATACGTTCATCAACGTTGCTTCCCTTGTCGTTGAGTTTCTCAACTTGTTTAATTAACTTATCAGTAAGGGAACCTGATCTGGACTTTTTCTTTAGATTTGCGAATGACATGTGGATGTTTGAGGATTAATTGAAAAAAGGGTGGGAGGTTGGATTAATGTATACCAACAAGTACAGGGCATTGCTACATTAGTAGATTTTTACTGTACTATCTGAGACCCGACTGGTAGGTCGGTTCTACTCTTGCGAGCAGCAGCACCACCTGTGTCTCATCACCTTAACTAGCCTTATGCCAGCAAGTTTATTCAGTCACTCCCGTGTTGAACCCGTCGATTCAACAGATATATTATATACCAGTATTATTTATTTGTCAACCTTGCATAAATAAAGAAAAAGTAATGTGAGAAATGGCGACTAGAAAACCCCTCATTGTCAATGCCAGTGCGGAACAAATACAAGAAATACCAAGTGGTGATAGTCTAGATGGTATTACAAATTTAACTTGCACAGCAACAGTAACAGCAAACGCATTCCAAGGTGGTACTTTTTCGGGAGATGGTTCTGGACTGACTGGAGTGGTACCATTAGGTGCTATCGTTATGTGGTCTGGTACTGGTAGTTCTACAGCTGTTCCTAGTGGTTGGACACTATGTGATGGTAATAGTGGAAATCCTGTAAATGGTATTACAATTCCAGATTTAAGAGATAAATTTATTGTTGGTGCTAACGCTGTCACTGGAAGTGATTCTACATATCCAGGCGTTTCGATGAATCAGACAGGTGGTAGTGCTAATGCTGTTCTACTTTCTCACACTCACACACAGACTCAAAGTGGTACAACGGATGATGGTGGAGATCATAGTCCATCTGGAGCTCCAAATACTGGTAACTTGAGTAACATTAGTAATACAGGTATTGATAACACTGGAACAGTAAAAACAGATGGTAGTGTAACAGGAACAAATGCTAACCTACCACCATTCCTTGCACTAGCATTTATTATTAGAACTTCTTAACTTTCTATATTAGATTCTATTTCGCTGATAGTAGTATTTAATTTTTCAAAGAATGCATCCATAGAATCTACTTCATCATCAACACCAAACATCCTAGCTGCATCCATTAATTTATCCTTCATTTCTATTGCCTCTTTATCATCCGATAATGATATACGGAAGAAGAAAATTTTCTGCTTCTCCAAGAACATCTTCAATTTTTGAAGGTGTTCTTTCTTTTGTTCTTCCTTCATCATAGGAAGATATGGCATCTCCATTACAAGTTCTTGCTGAAGGTTTGTTAATTCTGCAATTGTATCTCTAACAACCTCAGACTCAAAAAAGTTACTCATTAATGATACCTCTCTTTTACTCTTTGAACTAAGTAGTTTTTATACTCAGACACATCAATATTTAGAAATGGTTTATACTTCTTGATTTTTAAACTGACGGTTTCCCACACAGGATCAAGAAGTTTCTTATCATAATTTTTGACGTATGAAAAGATTATATCATAGATTACCAATTCTTCAATAGTGAGTTTACCACCCAAGTATTCTTTCAATATAGGTGGATGCCCTTTCTTACATTCAAAGAACTCATCGTAATCATAACTGTCCATCATATCTTCTGAGTTACTTTTAAAAGTCTCAAATAAATTCTCTTTATGTTCTACCCATTGGTTATATACTTTCTCTCCACCATCAATGATAGGGCCTATCCAGACATCATTAGAATCTGATGCTTGACTAAAATTTGCAAGAAAGAAATTTTTAATTTCATCGTCACTCTTCTTACGTGACATTCTCTCAAAGAAGTAACGATCCTTTCTTTTATTGAAA